ATATAAACCGCATTCGCACTGTTGGTGCCTGCATAACTTAGCTTGACCCACTGCTGATCCTGAGAAAATGTCAACGTACCCAAATCCGCGTTGCTGTTGTTGTCCTCCGCACCTTGTTGCAGAAAGGCAACGGCAGATTCGTTATTTGCTACGCCAAGATAGGCTGAAGCATTATTGCCATGTTCTTCTATGTCATCTAGGCTTTGGTTGTAGGTATCTACCTGATCCTGTGTAATCGTTAATGCTGTTTCGTTCGCAACAACATACTCTTGAACTTCAGCTTTATCGTCGGCAGTCTCAGCCTCAGCAGCAATCTCTGCAACCTCTACGACCGCGATCATATCTACAACGACTTCGGTGAACTCCTCTACGGCAGTGTTCATTAAGTCAAACTCTGTAGCTGCTTGAGACTCTAACAATGCTTGGACATCTCCATACGCTTGATAGTCACTCATGTTACCAAGCGCAGCGTTATAAGCGTCTAACTGAGCGGTACTGATGTGAGCAGTACCGGCAAGGCTACCGCTCGTTAAAGCGCCCCCGGTATTCGAGTAAGCGTAACCAGCGCCAGCAAGTTTGATACCTCTGTCTATCTGATTGACAAGGGTGCTACTTGTTTGAATCAGATCGTCCAACTCGTTTGAGTGCGCTCCGATACTTATCAGACACAGACTCAATAGTTTCAGTATTTTTTTCATCTTCGCCTTCACTACTTGCTAAAAAACTGTTGTACCAACTTTGCTTCTTCGTGAAGTTGGGGGTAAAGCTCCACTCCCCTTTTTCGTGATCCCATTTCCTCAGCGTTTTTACTCTCCCGTAATCGGGAATATAAACTTCTGGTTGTCTACGCATTAACAAAAATGCTGATTTACCGACTACCAATTTCCCATTCTTTAACATCGGGCAAGGAGTCCCACTTACAAACATACTTCTCCAAACCTCAAGGTCTTCACACATCCTCGCAATCGCAGCTACCTTCATACCCAAATCGCTAAGGACTTTGGCATCGCGCCTACGGTTGCAATCTGCGTCGGCCTTATAGTTCCCTCGCGTCAACCCGACTATGCCCGTTTGAACACTAGCACCCTGGCCCTGCAAGCAGGTTTCGACCCCGTTGGACATATAAGTCGGCGCTATAGCGCTGCCTACAGGCATGTCGCTGCTACTTCCTGCGCCGTTATACGTATTAGACACACTTCTATCATCAGTGCGGTTGTTAGAACTAACAGTCGAACCAACGGTATTGGTGTTTAAACTCCCTTCTTGCGAGTTCGTACTGTCAACGTCATCCATAACAGCTTCATCAGCGGCCCACACAGAAAGTGTCAGGAACATCAATGTCAGTAATGTAAGCCGCACAATCCAATATCCTTACGCTCTGTGTCTTGCTGTCTTTTTCGCAATCTTCTTAGGCTGCTTAGATACTTGCTTTCCTGCTTTAGTGTCTTTGCGTTTTTTTGCGGTCGTCGCGGCATACTCTTTTTTACTTAGGGATTCCCGAGCCTTCTTTGGCAAGTATCGCTCGCCTGTAGCCCCAGAGCCTTGAGTGCTATTTTTCCCGCTCTTAGTACCCCACTTCTCTTTGGTCCATTTCGTAAGCGACTTCTGCTCTTCAGTCTTAGCGCCGCTGTATCCGCCTCCCGAGGCTTTGTAACGCTTGGTTGCAAGCTGCGCCTTCCTAGCGCTCCACTGTCCGGGCTTGCCTCCTTTACTGCCAGCTTTTACGCTGGCAACAATGCGCTTCCACTTCGTTTCGTTTGTACGCGCCACTAATACTTCCTAGGTTTAGGCTTTTTCACTCCCGCTTTAGGTTTAGGAGTTTTGTATGGGCCTTTAGTGGGCATTTTTTTCTTCTTGAGCTTTGCGGCTTTTGCTCGACGCAGGTACTCAGCTTTACTAGCGGCGTTACCAGCAGGTGTATTTGGGTAAGGTTTACCTGTTTTGGGGTTCATCAATGGCATAGTTACTATCCTTTTTTCCATTTAGTTGAAGAGGACTTCGTTTTCGAAGGGCTCCATTTCACACGGTCAGCCCAATAAGCTGCGCTCATCTTGCCCTTGCTTATGTTCTTAGCGTGTCGTGACTTGAACGCCTTGCGCTGACCAACCGTCTGATTAGTCTTCACGCCTTGCTGCCCAAACCGGATCGTCTTTACTCTCTCACCCTCTTTAGCCACAACAATGTGTGACTTCTTAGGGTGAGAAGGGGTGCGCTTTGGCTTGTTAAAACCACTCACCCCCGCCCGTGCTAGACGGGGATCTCTTTCCCTAGTCATAGATCAACCTGCTAGATATCGCCCCGCAGCCGCCTCAGTGTGGCTTCAGGTAGCGCGTTAAATTCTTCCTCTGTCATAGTAGAAAGGTCTAAAGGTTTTTCGCCTCGATTAGCAGAACTTTCACCGGGTAGCTCTGGAGGTTGAGACTCTGCGGCTTTTAACTTCTTACTTACTTCTGCTCGCTTCTTGGCGACTTCATCAACCGACTTGGCTTTAGGCGCAGTCGGCGCATCCAAAGTAGAAGATGCTTCTAGGTTGTGAGACTTGATAGCAAAGTTCGCTGCTTTAGACAGCGCATCTACAGCATCAAACCCTTGGACCATGAAGGCATCACGCAGCTCAATTACTTCCTGAGTCATTTCTGCGTTGTAGTCAGCTGAGTTCTGGTCAAATACAGGGAAATTCGCTTCTAGGTCATTAGCCGCTTGCTGCAAAGCATTTGCTTGGGCATTTTGTGATACCTTCTGCGTCATCTCTTGTCGCATTTCGTAAGCAAGCTGCTCGCGTTCCGCCTTTCTTATCTCTTGTCGTAAAGAAGCAGCCTTTGCAGCTTCTCCATCTAACAAAAAGTTCTGATACTCCAGCTCTCTGGATTCGAAGTCATAGGTTTCAGGGGCATCCTCAGCAGGGGTTTGCTGCGCCTTCATGTCGTCTAGCTGCTTCTGTAGAGCCTTCTGCTTGGCAAGAACCTCATCAAGCCTACTCTTCGGAACCATCGGCTTTTTCGGAGCTTCTTCCTCTACGACTTCTTCCTCTATGGCTTCTTCGGCAACAGTCTCTGTTTGATCCTCTGCTTCAACAGCATCCTCTTCGCTTGTTCCCTCGGAGTCGGGTTCGGGATCGGATTCGGCTTCGGGTTCTTCTTCCACAGCGGTGTTTTCGGTCTCCTCGGCCACATCTTCTTCGCCCTCTTCTTCAATTGGGTTGCCGTCAGCATCCAACCCAAAATTTAGATCCAGATTTTCGCCTATCTCTATCGGCTCGGCTCCGGGCATCGTGTCATACATGATCTTTGTGTCTTCTTGGTCTTCAGCCATCTGTGGCCTCCTATTGGGGTTGGGGTGTTACTGCGGTCTGCATAGCAGTCGCCGCAATACGTGCCGCAGCTTGTGTCTGCTGCTGCTCTGACCTCACCTGATTTGTCATTGAAGACAATTCACGGCGGAGTTCGAGTTCTTCCATCTTCATCTGCAACTTGGCCTGTAGCTCCTGCATCCTCATCTCAGGCCCAACTTCGGAAACATCCTGTACCTTGGCGATGTTGACCGCTGCTTCAGACTGGATCTTCTTAACTTCAGCATCGAGTTTCGCAATCTCAAGCTGCAACTGCTGCATAGCCATCTGCTGCTGCATTGCAGAAACTTCCATTTGCTCTGGACTCTGCTCTACGCCAGTCATCATTCGGATACGCTTCGCAAGTTCGCCCTTACGCGCTAAGTGGCTGTACTCGATGATCGCGTCGTCTGGGATTGCAACACCGACCTGACGTAAATTTAGAGCCTCAGCGAACTGAACTTCGTCGAAGCTATCTCTTGCAGGCGCAGTCGCTACAACAACGTCGTACTCGCCAAGAGTAAGGTCATTGATGATCTGACCTTCTGGTGTAATCTCGTTGATAACCATCTGTTCCCGAGGCTTCATCGGGTCAGACTCGTTAGTCACCTGAATGATGCGCTGCTCGGTGTAGAAGGTTTGCAAAAGGTTTAGGATCTTTTCTGCTAGGTACTGACGGGTCTTTCTCAGGTTATCCAAAGGAACCTGAATCATGATCGCCCCACGGTTCTGCTTCGCTTGAATCGCAATACCGCTAACCTCTGACGAGTCAGTGCCGAGCATCGAATCGTTAATACCTGATATAGCTTTAATATTAAGCGCAGCTTTTTGGCTAATGCGGTCTAAGCCAGTGGGTATCTGATTAGGCTGGATCTTCAGGGGCGGGTTTGTACCCCGAGCATATTCAACGACTAGGCCAGTCTCTGCACCATGCTCTTCCAAATCGTCTACGGTCATACCGACTAGGGAGCCACTTTCAACCATCCAGCCACTGTTAGCAGTAGTATTAACTATGTGTAGCTCTTGGCTTGCAATCTTGTTGAGCTGCTCTTGCGGACTCAGGAGGTTGCGTACCATCCCAAACGGACGACCTCGCCTGAAGTAAGCAAAGTAAGGAACTACTGTGAAATCGTTATAAGGCGACCAGTCGTCAAACAAAACAACCTTGTCGCAAGTGACGGTCCAGCGTACTTTACGCTTGGTTTTGGTGATAATGCTTAGGCCATACTCTTTAGCGAACTTCTTCGCTTTTCTATCGCCCCAAGCCTCGGGTACTTCTCGCTGATCACCTGTATTTGGATCAACGAAACAATCAACTCGTGTTATCCGCTTGTGTTGCCGTTCGATGACTCGCAGTGCTTTGACGTTTCTGTATTCGTCATCTCCCGGTATACCTGCACCAAGATAATCATCTGTAGAATCAACATCACCAAAACGAGTTTCTTCATACTCGATACTGTCTCGGCCAAAAGAATTTCCATTCTCTGCAATAAACTGGAGACGGTCAGCCGGTTTTTTACCATAGAGTTCTTCAATCTCATCAAGCGTCATCCACTTAGTTTCAAAGACCTCGTTCCAAGACTTAGGGTCAGAATCTTTTGCGTCTGGGTCGGGCAGGATGTCGAGAGGGTCTTTTGCCGTGATTCGGATTTCACCTTCGACATGATCAGAGAAATCCATCCGCACATCGAAGTAACCACGGCCATCCATGATGAGACCATCTGCAAACACCTGCTGCTCGACCCAATCTAGTTTGTTGTTGTCGGCAATCTGCATGTACAACTTATTCAGCGTATGCGCGACTTCTGCATCACCTCCTCGTCTTGGTTTGAATTGAATATCCGCTCGTCGGGTACTTTGCTCACCTAACACCGTATTTACGGTGGGCAAAATAGTGTTAATCGTCAGTGCTGGACGGCCTTCAGCATCTAAAGCTGCGATGTCAGCCTCATCCCACTGCTCACCTCTATAGTAGCTATCACACTTCTTAGCCATTTCAATGTAGTCAAGATGACCATTGTCTCTAGCCCGTATATAACGGTCCCATTGATTGCTGGCTGCAACTGATTCGTCGTCGTATTTACTCATAGTTAGGCGCTCATGGCTGACTTGTTACGCGGCGTTTTAAACAGATAATCAATCCTGTCCCGCCAACTGGGTTCTTTCATTATTGGTGATTGGTAGGTGGCAAATTCCGTCATCATCAGACCTAACCAAGCAAGGGCATCGACCTGATCATCATGAGTGCCGTTGGGGAAACGGAGTAGTTCCGCTACTAATGGACCCGTCCAGACCTGATTCTTAGGAAGGAAAACCATGCCCTGCTGCATACGACCTTGGATGGCCCTAGCCCGTGCTTCCTTGTCCCTACGCCCCGTCTTGAGGTCTTTAAAATAGGCTTCATATAGGCCGCGTTCTCGGACACGTTTCTCCAAGAAAGGACCAAGAGCCATCTCGATGTGGCCCTTTTCAATACCAATAATTGACGGCTTCCAGACCTCGTATAGATCGAGTATCTGTTCTACTAACTCAAAGCCATCAAACCGCCCTCGGACAACATCGACAACATACAAGCGGTCATAAGAATCGACTCCAATAACCATACCGACTGAGTAGTCATTTCGGTCTTTCTTACCAATCGCCAAATCCCACGCGGCGTAAAATCGCATTTCATCTAAATCTATGTCGTCCTCTTCAAAATACTGAATCATGCCCCGCGTGAAATAATCACCGTCATCTGACACGGGGTTTTGCTGGTATAACGCAGACCAATCTCTAGGGCCTACGGCTTTTCGTATACGGTCTAGGGACTCTTCGTCATATCTCTGAGGATGTAGCGCCTCACCGTATTTTCTAAACTCTTCTTCCTCTTCAGCGAGTGCTGGATATCGAACAACCTCCCACTCATCACCTCCTTCAGCCGTTGCCTTGAGCAATCGTCCTGCAAGATCATCGTCATGCCACCTAGTAAGAATGACCAACACACCACCACCGGGAGCCAGTCGCGTATAAGCTGTCGATGTATACCAGTCCCAGTTCGCGTCTCTGTTGTTTTGGCTTTCGGCATCTTCTCTGTTCTTTACCGGGTCATCGATTACTAAAACGTGCGCTCCCTTACCCGTGATACCACCGCCTACACCGGCTGCTACAAATCCGCCACCGCCTGTCGTTAACCACGCTTCCGCGCTTTGTGACTCAGGGTCGAGGCGAGTTTTGAAAGCTGTTTTATAGCTAGGTTCGCGTAAGAGACCACGGACTTTCCGAGAGAAACCCATAGCGAGCGATCCAGAATATGAACAAGAGATGAACTCGTGAGAGGGGTTGCGCCCCAAGTGCCACGCGGGGTAAGCAATGCTTGCAAGAGTCGATTTCCCATGTCTAGGAGGTAGGAATAACATAAGTCGAGGGGACTTCTTCTCCACCACCATCCGCGAAAACTTCTCCAAGCGTTGGCACACATCCTTATGCACCCATCCCGCTTGATAATCTGGATTAAATCTTTCGACAAAGGGTAATAACCTCTTTCGTGTTAAAAATCGAAGTGCTAACTCTGCGCGAGCCTTGTCTTCGACTGATTCTTCTTCCGCTTCTACTACTGGTTCTATCGCAGCGGGGGCAACTATCCTTTCAGCGTCGTCAGCTTTGCAATAAACACACAATCGGTCTTTGCCACTGAACAAAGTTTCAGAGTGCAAGCGTTTGCACCTGATACAAAGTATTTGCTGTGGCTGCAAATCAGTCATCAGCAGCCGCAGGATCTAAATAGGTGTCTTCTTTACCGGCGATAGACAGCAACTCCTCATCGGACATCCGCTCTAAATGCTTAGAACTTGCGTTGATCTGTATATTTACGTGCGCCTGTTGTTCAGGTGCCGCTAAACCATGCAACTTCACTAAACTATCCACCGTGTTTTTCATTTCGGTGGCTGTCGCGGACGCTTGATAGGCATCCATGTACATCATGTGAGCGCTTGCATGAGTAAATTTCACTTCTTCACGCATTTGCTCTTTAAAATACTCAACTGCCGTCTGAACTTGCGGCAATTTTGCGGCTGAGTACGCAGAATCAGGGCTTGCGTAACCTGCGCCCCTACCAGCGGCAGCGATAGTCATACCAGAGCAAATCAACATGACCAGTTTTTCTTGCTGGACCGTTAATTTTCTATCTTCAAGCCCCATGTATGGGACATGCGCCTTAAATTCCACGGAGTTTGTTACAAAATTCTCAATGGATGTGGCTTCGCTGTTTTGCTGTGACATCTGCGCTCACGTTTTCGTCTAAGTAAACAAAGATTGGTGATCTATGCCCTTCGCCAACGGCTTTTAGATATTCGAGATACAAAGGAATATCTACATCTGGGCTTATCGCCTCGAAAATTTCCGCCGCTTTAACGCCGTCGTAGACCAAAACTTCATGTTCTCCATCGCGTGTACCAGTTCCAAGGATCGCGGCCTCAAAACCGTCGATGTGAATCATGTCTTCGTATACATCTTCAGCCATTTTGCAATATTACCAACACTAATACTCATTCGCAATGGTGTTTGTATATGTTGAGTACCCACCACGTAAAGTCTTCTTGGCTTAGAGA